CGAATTGCTGGAGCCATTGCTGCGAAAGACTTGGAAGCCGCTATTTCCTTGAGCCTGGACGCATCCGACAAAACCGCCTAATCATAACAGAAAGGCCGGCTAGAAATAGTTGGCCTTTTTTGTTGACGTGAGGAAAGTGGCGGGATAATCTCTGGCTTACAAATAAATAGGAGGTGGTTAAAGATGAGTGGATGGATTAGCGTAGAAGTGTGCAAACCTCAGTGCCCGCACGAATGCACGACGGATCACTGCATGGTTTCTCAGACCCTGCTTGTTTCGGACTCAAGCTCACCGTCACTCGGCATGGCCCATATGCGAGAAGACGGAACCTGGAAAATGTACGGAGGCGACTACGACTTTATGTGGCCCGAGAACATTACTCACTGGATGGCTATGCCGGAGTTTCCGCAATGACCTACCGCGATGCACTCTGGACAGCAATAATCGGCGAGGCTGATAAGTTTGGGCATCGCATAACAAAAGCGAAAAGGAAGAAATACCTACAATTGGTTGAGTGCTGGAGGCGGGCGCAATGATTTTGGCATCACGGAATGGATTGATGTGCGCGGTAACTATCATCCGAGAAACCCCTAGGGCTTGGGTTATTCATTACCAAGGCGAGCGAAAGAAAGAAACCAGCGTACCGAAAGATGGTAAGCGCGAGATGTTCACTTGCGCCGATGACGCAATGAAATGGATGGGGTGTCTTTTGACTGAATTGCAGGAAGACTGGATCTCGGCCATTGAGACTCCAGAAAAGCCAGAGCGCCCACGAATCGCTATCGGACTACACGAAGGCTTGTCTAACTCCGACTACCACTCTGATCCAGCAGTAGGCAGCACAGGCCTCAAGCGAATCCTAGTAAGTCCTGCGCACTTCCGCTACCCGAACCCTTTCAATGCAACTCGGGCGAAGGAGATTGGTAGCGCGATTCACTGCCGAATTCTTGAGTCGGATCGATGGGATACGGACTACAAGGTGGTTGAGTGCGATGCTCGTACGTCTGCACTGTACAAGGCTGCGTGCAAGGATCATCCGAAAGAGCGCGTGCTGACATCGGCGGAATGCGAGAATGTGCTGGGGATGCAGAAAGGCGTTCTGCGCAATCGTCACTGCCGGCAACTTATTGAGGCGCCAGGTCGTTACGAGCTAAGTCTATTCACCAATGACCCGATCACAGGGGTTCCGGTCAAGGTTCGATATGACAAGCTGACTGATGCTGGGATGCCTGTCGATTTAAAGAAGTGCCAGAAATCAGGCCGTGACGACTTCTCGCGCACGATCAACAATTACGGCTATCACATCAGCGCTGCGCTTTACATGGATGCATGGGAGTGGCAATTCGGCGAGAAGCTGGACGTTATGCGTTGGATCGCCGTAGAAGAACAATCCCCGCACGCTGCCATGCGATACAAGCCGGATGCTGATGCGCTGATGATTGCTCGGGCTTTGTATCGTGAAGCCTTGGAAATTTATGCGAATTGTCTTGATCGCGATGAATGGCCTAGTTATGATGAGTCGGAAGAAGAGATTGGCTTACCGGGTTACGCGGTGAATCAGTTTGAAGATGGTTTAGAAGTTAATGGATTGGAGGATTGAAATGACTGATTTGGCAAACCTGCGTGAGACGATTACACCTAAGAGCGACAGAATCAACGCAGACGATTTTATAGCCGGCCCTGAAACCGTAGAGATCACTGCTGTTAAGCGCGGCGATGCAGACTCGCCGGTCGCTGTACACATCAAGGACCGCAAGCCTTGGTATCCGTGCAAATCCATGCGCCGCGTGCTGATCACTGCGTATGGCGATAACGGCGCCGATTGGGTAGGCAAGTCGGCTACCTTGTTCTGCGATCCTGCTGTTCGATTTGGCGGAGTTGCAGTTGGCGGCATTCGTATTGCTGCGTTGTCTCACATTGACGCTGATCTGGCTATATCGCTGACGACCACGCGCGGAAAGCGCTCGCCGTACACGGTGAAAAAACTATCGACAGCAGTCTATCCAGAGGACAAATTTCAGGCTAATATTGGCGCCTGGCTAGCAGCTATCGCAGCAGGCAAGGCCACAGCAGATCAGATCATCAGCAAGATTGAACAGACTGGAAGTATTACCGAAGCACAGAAGCAATCCATTAAAAACCCGCAAGAGGCTACACAATGACTCAGCAATACGATAACAACCTAACCGGCGTCTTGTTCAAGAATGACAAGGGCGACAACGACAAGCGCCCAGATTACAAAGGCAGCGCAGAGATTGAAGGCGTTCACTACTGGGTCAGCTCGTGGATTCGCGACGGTGCCAAGGGCAAGTTCATGTCGATGAAGTATGAGAAGAAAGAGCAGCAGCAGAACGCAGCAAAGCCGGCGCCACAGAAACAAGCTCCAGCCCCAGATTTTGACTCATTCGACGAAGATATACCGTTCTGATTTGACATTCCTTTTATTGTGATAAAATAGCCTCTGATAAATCCAGGGGCTTTTTTATGAAGCATTGCAATTCGTGTGATACAGATAAACCAAAATCAGAATTTCACATTAGGACGGCGTCGAAGGACGGGCTTTCAGCAAAGTGTCTTTCATGCGCAAGAGCCTACGACAAAGCCAGGGCTAATGAGCCTCAAAGGGTAGCAGCAAGGCTTTCATACGCAAAATCAGAGGCTGGATTGATAGCCGGAGCGAGAGCAAAGAAGGCTTGGCAGGAAAGCAATCCCAAGAAGAGAGCCGCGCACGTGTCTATAGGAAATGCGATCAGAGATGGAAAGCTCACAAAAAAGCCTTGCGAGATATGCGGAACCATTGATAACATCCATGCACACCACGATGACTACAATAGAGTCTATGACGTCAGGTGGTTATGCTCTGAACATCACGCGGAATGGCACAAGATTCATGGCGAGGCCGCTAACCCATTCTGAAACACCGCCCCGCTAACCACGGGGCAATCCACAAGGAGTAAGTAGATGTCTTGGGCGTTCGAGCTGTATAAAGAAATCGGAAGGCCAGCAGTCGAAGTTGTTCGCGAGCTGTTAATGGAAAACAGCGTGACGGCAACGGCTCAGATCGTTGGCACTTCACATAACACACTAAAGAAGTGGGTGTTGGAGCGTTCAATTCCATTCACTCCGAGAATGGCGCCGAAAGAGCCTGCACCACGCAAACCTAAGCGGCCTGATTCGCGATCTAGATTCATTGAGCTTGACGGTCGCACTCAATCAATCAGCCAATGGGCAAAAGAACTAGGCGTCACTCGCTGCAAGATCTCCAAGCGGCTGGCAAAAGGTATGACTCCACGCCAGGCATTGCAGCCAGGATCTGAGCGTCACAAATTCCCAGCAAACAATATCAAAGGAAAGCCTCGTGGCTAGGTCAATTATCAAAGCTGTGGAAGAAGAATACGGCGAGCCGTTTTGGGATGTAGTCGAGGCATATGCGGCTGACGGAAACTCAATGACCATGACCGCCAAGATCCTCGGCTACAAGGACGGATCAACTCTTTGGTATCTGCTGCGATACCACAAGAAGGATATACAGTTCCCGAAGATGGGTTACTGCAATGCTGTACAGAATCCAGATCCTATGACGACTGCCGACAAGCAGCGGATTAGTGATATCAAGCGCTCACAGAATAGGAGCGCGGCAGGAGAGTACGAGCGAAAGACTGGCGAATCAGCAGAGACGGCTATCAAGCGTATGGCGCCATTTAGCACTGTAATTGACACTGCTAGAGCCATCGGATGGAAGAACGCCTCATGCATGCGGGCTTGGATGAAGATTCGCGGGATTGAGGCTGAGTTCAAGAAGTACAACCCAGTTCCGCCGCGTACTAAGTCAGGCTGGGCGGATATTAATCTTGGTGGCCGGAAGAAGCAGCAGCCAAAGCCTTATGCCGCTCAGAACACTCTCTAAGCGCCGACCCCCACTCAGTCAGTGCAGTCAGCGCGGCCTCACCTGTTACGCCTTCCAGATCACTTGGAATCCGGCAAGGCGTCAACAGGCTTGCTTGTGATACGCCCGTTCTTTGCGTCGTTTGCGAGCTGCACGCCGGCAGGATCAAGACAGACGTTGCGATAGATAGGGCGATCAACAATCTTTTCGCGCTCTCGGATGATGGTAGTTTCATTGCTGCGTAACTCCGAAAGGCGAATTTCCCACGCCTTAGCTATTGATTCGTCTGCCTTGTTCGCGGCGATCACTGAGAATGCCGATTCAAGCTTCTCTCCTGCGCGCTCAGCCGCAATCCTCGACACGCTAGCATCATGCCAAAGGAAAACCACGAACGCCCCACACGCGAGGCCTGAGAGGAATCGCCATGGTGGCGCGGTTAGCCAGATCGGCATTAGTGTTCTCCGGAGAACAGTTTAAGTTCTGCCTTACGTCGGCGCGTCAGACCAGGCATAACCTTCCCGTCATTCTTGTCCCAGCGCAGCAACTGGAGGCCGGCGTTCTTGACGTATCCCTCGTTGAGAATCTTGAGCAGGGTAGACGACAGAAAATTGCCAAGTCCGACGTTGTAAGCGAACGAAACCAGCGCGTCGAACTGATGCTGATCAAGGTCAATGCCTACAGCCTTGGATACGCCGACTTCGAAGCGAGCCAGGTCTTTAGCTAAGCGAGCGTCTGCCTGCTCCTTTGTCCACGTCATGCCAAGCTTGATATCCGGACCTGTCGAACCCCATCCAATCGTTACAGGCTTACCGTCCTTGCTGCCTGGATCTGGATAAGCCTTCAGCCGCAACGACTCGAAGCTGTGGATTAGGTCGATACCGGCCTGAGAAGTTTTCATTTGCTCGCACCTCAAAATATATTTCCATTTTAACCGAAAACAGATTGCGCAAATCCTGTGTGGCAGATTACAATCACTCCAAGCCAACAGGAGCAACCCAATGC